CTTCCGGCGCTTTATCTTTAATGCTAATCCATTGCATATAATCTCTCCCGGCAACTTGGTTGCCTGTCCGTGTAAATCGCCAGATTTATGCGGCTGGCAATCAGCCCAACATTGAGTTGACCTGCAAGCGTTAGCTTGTCAGGTCGAACTCGTTGTTATACGTCTTCTGTATTATCTCTTGCGGTTCAAAAAGTACCGCTTGAGCCGCGTGATCCTTGTATCGCTTGCAAGCCGCCGCGTAGTAATCCGTGTCGAGTTCCATCCACGTTAGGTCGAATCCGAGATCGTGACACGCGATACAGATTGACCCGCTCCCGCCGTGTGTGTCGATGATGCGGTCGCCGGGCTTGGCGTGGTTGGTGAGTAGCCATTTGTAGAGGGCAACTGGTTTTTCAGTCGGGTGAAAGTTTGCTCTTGCTTGGTTTAGTTTTGCCCTTGAAAAATCAAACACCCTCAACGCTTTATTGAAAGAAGTCCATGCAAGTTCGCCATCAGCAAGACTAAAGTCTCTTTGTCCTTTATCCCAAAATATCCACCCCATTGATGGTCTTAAATGTTCGGTGAAATAATTACCGCCCCATATAATCTGATTTTTACTTACTCTTTGTAATTCCTCAAAATATTCTTTGCTTGGTATTGAACTATCCCAATCTTTGCTTTCCCTTGTAATCCACCCACTGCCTGTGCGTGTGTTTGCGGCATTTATCCCATACGGCGGGTCAACGATCGCCAATTCAAACGCCTTGTCCGCGCATCCCGCCATATATTCCATGCAATCCATGTTTAGCATCTCGATCATCTTTTCTCCTTTGCGGCTTATAGGCATAAGCGCATTTGGCTTATGCCTTTGGCCGTCCGTATAACATGCCATATATTCCTTACTTTTTTGGTCTGTCACAGCAACGGTATTACCGAATCCGGTGTATACATGAAGGGGGGCTATTAAGCCCCCTTCTCTTTCCACCAATCAATAATCATTTTCCAGGTTATCCCCCCGCTAACCCTGTGTTTCCTACCTCTGGCTCGGTGAAGGCTCCGGTTGCATTTGCGAGTTCTACACTGGCATCTATCATTACTGATATTGATGGTGCAATCTTTGTCCATGTGTCTGCCTGACCTCCTGTAGATTCGGCTGCAATACCTGTGGCTACAGTCTTAAGGGTTTCGTTCACCCATGCCTTTTTGTCTGCGCCTGCCTTACTCTTCCATGAGAAAATACCCTCTGCAATGCTTATCAGAGATGGAAGGTACTTTACTACCAAATCAAGTATCCCGCTTAGTTTCATCTTTACTACCTCCGAATAGTTTTTTGAACCATTTTACAATGGCATCATCCCAGTTGCACTCGACTGAGTACACTGTAATTTCCTTACGCTTAGTAATTTTATCTATATGTCCGATGGAGTCTGGTTTGTCGGTTTCGTCTCGCATGGCGGTTCCTGTTGTTTTTTAACTTGTCCTATGAACGTCATTACAACACCATAGAGGGCAATCGCAGCGGGAATGATGGTAGAAAGAGAATTGACGATAACCTCAACCTGTCCGTCAGATATTTCGATACCAAAAAATACGGTAACGGCTGTGGCAAGGAAAGCGATAAGAGAGCCGATGAATGTCCGTGACAACCACCATCTTTTATCTTTACCCGTTTCCTCTTTGTAAACCTTTGACACATCTGAAAACTTTAAGATCAATCCGATGTACTTAAACATAAATACCTCCGTAAACCCTTGATAGCACTATGCCATCATCGAGGATTCGTTCTGCTGCACGTTTTACCCCTAAGTAATGGTTTAGCATAGGTCTATTTCGCACAATAACCCTCGTATACTGCTATAACCCCGGCAAGAGCAAATCTCGACAAGTTTTCCAATGGTTCATCGGGTTCACATTTCATATGCTTCGTGACAAATTGCAGATAGGCACTCGTATTGTTCTCAACTTCGGGAGCGTACTTGGCGACAAATTGCCTGACCGTCATACCCCGTGACTGGTCTAATGCAATCTGAGCGTGTAATGCTCTCCATCCTGCGGGGTCATTCGGAAATATCGCCATGCCCCATTCGTCCTTGCCGATTGCTTCCGTTTGTTTGGCATATCGGAGATTGCCCGGATTATGAGTTTTCTGTGGTCTGTTCATCCTTTTTGGTAACTTCATCATCCAATATCTTGGTCACAACAAGCCTCAGTATCAGATACCCTATTAAATCTTTTATAGTATCTTCACCGTGAAACTCATGCCCGTTTTTTATCCTGTTCAACTTGTCATCAATCCTTACATCTATCTGCTCTATCGAGTTCCCCCTTGCAAATATGCCGATAGGCTGTAAAGCAGAGTTACCATAGGAAGCATTCTTCGAGAGAAGCAGTTCCCTTATTTCCGCTAATACTTCATCTAACACAGAAGTTATTTGCACTCTATTTATCCTTAATCCCCTGTGAAGGGATTATTTATAACTTCCCTTACTTTTCATTTTCAGAGTTGTTAACAAGTTGATAACAACCCAAGCACTTTTCCCGTGGTATCCAGTCAACCCGCTCCATAGCAAGTTTCATTTCTTCCTCTGGGGTAAGATGACGCCACTTCCCGTGGATACGTACCTTACCGCAGCCCATGCACTTATAGAGTCTAATCCGGTATAACAACTCTGCCATTCCCGTTGTGCAAGTGATGATTCACCCGCTCCCATATTTCCTGATGATCCCTCTCATTTGTCATACAAATCTTGTCAACGTGTTCCCTGAGTTCCTTCTTAATGTTGCGTAAATAGGCAATCACAACTATCAGTAATGGTATCGCAACCCCGCTCAGTCCCGCTATCAATGTCTCCATCCGTCCTCCGCTATGGTAAAATCGTAACGCTCAAACTTCCGCTTCCTTGGGTGATGCTCAAACTCCCTGCCCCTGCCGTGATAGTCTTTGCTGCATCCGTGGTAATGGTGATTGCCGTTGACGATGAATTAGCCACTCCCTGTACTGTTGAGCATCGAACATACCTGGTAACGCTTGCCGAACAGTTCTGCGTTACGCTCACTTCATGATGTGTTGTGTCAACGGTTCGTGTAAAGGTATTAGCCATGTCAGCGTATGCTTTATCACTCGTGTCCCACTTGCACGTTGCCTGTTTATCCGTGGTGACAACGATTTTCTGTGTCGTGCTGCACGCCTGGTTTGTCATGCTCACGTTGGTAATGGAAGCTGACACATCATCGGTATACTCTGCAACCTCAACGTTTGAGCTTGTGACCGTGTTAGTATTCGATCCATCGGTACAGGCATAATAGATAGGGGTTATTGCCCCGCATGATACCGTTGCCGTATCGGAGAAGGTATCGCCCGAAGCGGTGAAGGTGTTTGACAGTTCCGCATAGGTAGGCGTTCCATCAACACTTGTATCCCACTTGCAGACCACGCTTGCCTGTGTCTGGTCGGTTGCCCGGAGTGATATTGCTACATCCTGCGTGTACGGGGCTGTGGAGTCTGTGCATTGCTGACGGACAACAGGAGAGAAATTGCTTATTGATGGTGCTGTGGTATCTTCAGGGACATCAGAACGTAACGGGTGAGGATACGCATACGGAGTGTAATATACCGTCCATGTGTTTGTCGGATAGCATCGGTAGAGCGTTCCTGAAATATTTGCTGAATGGGATGCTCCGACAAGGTTGGTTAGGTTTGTGCATGACCCCGAATTGGATGTTTTCCAATATGCTGCCCCTGTGGTGCAACTTCCTGTAGGCGTGACAGCCCCGCACCCTATACCACTTTCACACGTTCCATCGGTATCACACGCACTATTGGTATTGGGCAACCAGTATTCATAATTCTGTCTCAGTCTCTTGATGCCTGTGTCAGTACCCGTTGAATTGCTTGCCGTGGTTATCCGTGTCCCTGTTTCCGGTGTTGCCCCGTAACGGTTGTTCCAAATGTAGGTGTCCTCAACGTGCTGGGGCTGGCCAGATGTTGAACAATAATTGCCCTGATATAAAGTAGTCGTAGGACACGCATACCCCGTTACATGGTCAATATATGTTTCTCGTACCTGTAACCCTGTAGATGCACCTGTCGTTATTGCGTTGTAATAGTTGAGATGCTTCCCCCCAGCCATGTCAGATATTCTGGTATAGTTTGCCGTACCTGCTGCACGGGTTATCTTATTCCCGTACATCTCACCGCCACGGACACCATACATTGTACCGCTTGGCTGGTTTCCGTGCCAATCTGATATGCTCTTGTAAACATCCTGCGTGATGGCAATGGTGTTATACCTGATTACATACGCCCCGCCCCATGAGCCTCCGAATATCTGGTCAG